GCAGGGCAAGATCATGATGCGCACATCAATTCGCATTTATCTTTGTATGGCACCGTGACTGCACAAGCAAATCCAGCGGTATTATCTTTGATACAAGCACATATTTATCAGCATGTATCGTTTAGAGCTTCTGAGATTGTTGATCAGCAAAATGCAGAGAACCCTGAGTTCCAAGGCATGCTACAGCAAATCAGTATGTTACCGCCTGAAGTGGCCATGGGGTATCAACAACAAATTCAAGAATCTGTGGCACGAGATGTGGCCGCAGTTGTTTCACAATTGATGGAACAAATCAATCAAGTGTTTATCCCTCCTCCACCTATGCCAGACCCATTAGTAGAGTTAAGGGATAAAGAACTTGATATTAAAGCTGACGATGTACAAAGAAAACGTGAAGAGTTTGCACAGCGTCAACAATTCGATGCTATGAAGGCAATGCAAAGTAAAGATCTTGCAGAGCAAAGACTAGCAATCCAACAAGAAATTGCTATGATGAAAGACTCAATTGCTCGTGAAAGAATCGAGCAACAGAATCAATTTAAAGCAATGGATATCATGCGAGGAAAGTAAATGAGTACAGTTAGACAAAAAGTTGTCCAAGTCAACAAAGAAGCTTGGAAAGCAGAAGAGGAAAAAAACCATGGCAATAAACAGATCATCGATGAGAATGCAAATATCGACATCGACAAAATTGCGAAAGAAGCCGACAAAGAAGCTGAGAAAGTCCTCAAGAAAGTCGTCTCTAAAGTTAAAAAAACCAAGGCTAAACCTAAAGTTAAAAAAACCCAAAGTAAAAAGAGTTAGGCGTGCCACTAAAAAAAGGTAGCAGTCAGAAGACAATTTCTGCTAACATAAAGGAATTAATGAAAAGCGGTAAGAAGCAAAAGACCGCAATTGCCATCGCTTTATCACAAGCAGGCAAAACTAAAAAAAAGAAGGCAAGTAAAAATGGAAAAAGTAAAAAACGTAAAGTCAAGCGTTAACATCAAAGACCAAGGCACCGTCAACTACAAACAAGTAGAAGACGTACCTAATCCTGGCGCTCCAAAACCATACGGTGCTGGAAAGTCAAAAGGCGGTGGTGCTGCTTTGAGAGGAACTAAGTTTAGCGGAATTTATTAATGTCTATTGGGCAATTGAGAAATCAAATGGTAGGAGAACCCACTAGGGTTCCGGGCTATGCTGAAGGCTACGGTCAAGCACCAGGCCAAGCAATGCCATCCATGTTAGCTCAACCCAATCCAATAGGCAGACCCAGTTTGGTTGTTGGAGGACCTGCTTATTACACCCCCCCTGGTTTTCAAGCACCTCCACAACCTACTGAATCATTTTTACCCACTGATGTAAGACCAGATCCAATCGGTCAACAATTTATGCGTCAGTTGGAAAGTCCAATGGGTCAACAGTTTCAACAACAGTACGAGGCCAGTCAAGCTCCGATTAGGCAAGCTGAACAAGAAAGACAGCAAGCTGAACTAGCAAGAAGAGATGAAAGATTCCAAGAGTTAATGGATCGTATTGCTCAACTAGAAGGACAACTAGGTGCACAAGAAGAAGCTCCAGTTATGCCTAATATTCCAACCTTCCCAATAGGAGATGGTTTTGAAATAGACTTTTCTCAGATACCTAACTTTGGGAACTTCCTAAATTTTGGCAATCAGATGGAGCCTGTTGAAAGAGAAGACTATCAAGATTTAATGTCTGAAATAAGAGAACTACCTAGAACGCCAGTTGTAGAAGAACAAGAATTAAGAATCAGCGAACCGATTCCAATGCCAATGCCAAGCGTTCCTGCAGAACCAAAAGCTCCTAAGATTGTTCCAAAGATGCCATCAGCACCAAAAATTACAACACCAGTAATTCCTCCGATGCCACCAATTCAAATAACTCCTCAACCAATACCAAGAGTTGAGGTTCCAATTAACTTACCTAAAATAAACATACCACAGATGGAAAAATTTGTGCCACCACCTGTTCCACAAGCAGTGGGCAGTCCTTTGATAAGAGGTAACATTAATAATATTCCAACGTTTGATCTTCCAACAATGGTTCCAAGATCAGTTATTGGTAAATTAGATAAAGGGCCAGGTCTTTAAAACAAACACAAAAAGGAGAGAATTTGTGTGGATGCGATTAAATTAGCAGAATATTTATTTAAAACTTTACGACAAAGACAGAACAATATTGTTGACAGTCTTTCTGCAGGGAATGTACAATCCATGGAAGACTACAAGTTTTATATGGGTGAGTTATCGGCGTTGCGATCCCTAGAACAAGATTTAAAAGAAACGCTGCAAATGGACAATATCGATGAATGACAAAGTCGCAGAAAAAATAGAAGAGAAAGAAGAAACCCAATCAGAATTAGATCAAGCATTTGTAACAGAAGAACAAAGAGTTCTTGATCCAACATTACTTAATAAATCACTGCTAGATAGAATGCCAACTCCAACAGGATGGAGAATACTGGTATTACCCTATCGTGGCAAAGGCGTGACTGAAGGAGGTATTCAGCTCGTCAAAGAAACAATGGATAGAGAGTCCTTATCAACAGTTGTTGCATATGTATTAAAAGTTGGACCTCTCGCTTATAAAGAAACAGAAAAGTATGGCAATCAACCATGGTGTAAAGAAAAAGACTGGGTGTTGATTGGTAGATACGCTGGATCTCGTTTTCGTTTAGAAGACGATCATGAAGTCAGAATCATTAACGATGATGATGTAATTGGAACTATTTTAGACCCGGATGATATTAAATCTTTATAAGAGGTAATTATGGCAAGTGAAGCAGAAAATATAGATATTGAGATAACAGAAGAGAAAATCGAGAAGGCCGCAGTGCCTGAAAGAAAGCGAGTCGAAGAAGAAGTAAGCGATGAAGCTGTAGAAATCTCTTTAGAAGATAACAAGCAAGAGGTTGCTCCTGTAACTGAAGACGAAGTTCAAGAAAACTTTGAGGTTTCTCCTCAAGTAGAAGAGCAAGCTAAAGATATGTCTGAAGTTGAAAAGCGTGCAACTCTAGCTCAAAACAGAATTAACAAAGCTGTGGCTCAAGCAAAAGAGTTTCAAAGAAGAGAGCTGATGGCAGTTCAATATGCAAAAGAACTTAAAGAGCAAAACGAGCAGTTAAGACAACAACAAAAAACTCAGATGTCTTCTTACGGAGATGAGTTTAGTAATCGTGTTGACTCTCAAATGACTTTAGCTAAACAAGCTTTGAAACAAGCTACAGAATCTGGTGATGCTGAAGCAATAGCAACAGCTACTGAAGCTCTAACTTTAGCAACAGCAGATAAATCTAGATTAGAACAATATAAGCAAGCTCAAAAACAATACGAAGAGCAAGAGGCCGCTTATGTTCAATCTTTAGAAAACCAACCTCAAGATCAGCAATATACTCAACCTGTAGAGGAATACGCTGAACCTTCACCTAAAGCTCGTGAGTGGGCGCAAAAGAATACTTGGTTTGGACAAGACCAAGTTGCAACATCCGTTGCCTTTGCAGTTCACAAGCAATTAGAGAACGAAGGCTTTGACACTGACTCAGATGAGTATTATAGTGAGATTGATAAACGAGTGCGACAAGAGTTGCCTCACAAGTTTAACGTGGAAGCAGACAAAAAACCCGTCCAAACTGTCGCTTCGCCAACACGCACTACATCGACTGGACGCAAACAAAATAATCGTATTCAATTGACGCCAAGTGAACAGCAATTAGCTAAGAAGCTTGGAGTGTCATTTAAAGATTACGCAATACAAAAAGCGAGGCTACAAAAATCATGAGTAAGAAAGAGATAAAAGTAACAAGAGCTAACAGCAACGATGATAGAGCTCCAAGAGATTCAGAATCTAGAGCTAAACAAGAGAGACCTAAAGCATGGAAAATGCCAAGTGCTCTTGAGTTGCCTGAAGAGGCTATCGAAATTGCAAAATCTCAAGGTATAGTTTATCGCTGGGTTAGAGAATCTATCGCTGGACAAGATGACAAAACGAATGTCTCAAAAAGATTTCGTGAAGGATTCGAACCAGTTAGACCAGAGGAACTACCCGGATTCCATGATTTGCCGACTGTCGATGATGGTCGTCACGCTGGCATCATTGGTGTTGGTGGGTTAATACTGTGCAAGATACCAAAAGAAATCGCAGATCAGCGAAATGAATTTTTCGCGGCCCAAACCGATAATCAAATGAATGCAGTAGAAAACGACCTAATGCGTGAAGAAAATCCTGCGATGCCTATCTCTAGGGATATGAAATCAAGGGTAACATTTGGCGGAGGAAACGGATAATCTGTTTCTTTCTTTACTAACCTTAATTAAAAGGAAACAACTATGGCAAACCAAGATGCTGCTTTCGGCTTGAGATCCAACGGTAAATTGGGTAGTAATGTAAACTCTGAAGGAGTTACTGAATACTCAATTGCTTCAGGAGCAAGCGGAAACATATTTTCAGGCGACCCAGTTAAAATGACTAGTGACGGTACTATTTTAGTAGCGGCTGCTGGTGACGAACTGTTGGGAGTCTTTAGGGGATGTCAATTTACCAATTCAAGCGGTGAGGTGGTTTATTCAGCTTACTGGCCTAATGGTACTGTGACATCAGATGCGGTGGCTTTCGTAGTTGACGATCCTAATACTTTATTCGAAGTTCAAAGTGCTGCTACTGGTTCAGTGACTCAGACCATTATTGGTCTTAACGCTGACATTGCTTACACTTCTGGTTCAACTGTAGATGGTCAATCTTCTGTTGAAATCAGTGGAACAATGGCAACAACTGCAGCTCAGTTGAGAATCGTTGGATTCTCTCAAGATCCTGAGAATAATACATTAGGAACTGGTTCTCAATCAGGAAACGTTAACTTGATAGTCAAAATCAACGAGCACTTCTATGCTCAAACTGGAGGCACATAATAATGGCTATTAATCGTTCACAATTAGCTAAAGAGCTCGAACCTGGCCTAAATGCCTTATTTGGCATGGAGTACGACAGGTACGAGAATGAGCACGCAGAAATCTTTGATACTGAATCTTCAGACAGAGCTTTTGAAGAAGAGACTCTAATCGTTGGTTTCGGTAACGCAAAAGTAAAACCAGAAGGATCAGGCGTTTCATTTGATAACGCTTCTGAAGGTTATACTGCAAGATACAGTCACGAGACTGTTGCTCTTGCTTTTGCTCTTACTGAAGAAGCTATCGAAGATAACCTATACGATAGATTAGGTGCTAGATACACTAAAGCTCTAGCAAGATCTATGGCACACACCAAGCAAGTAAAAGCTGCTTCTGTGTTGAACAACGCTTTCTCATCTAGTTTTACAGGTGGTGACGGTGTTGCTCTAGTAAGTAATGCTCACCCATTAACTGGTGGCGGAACTTTCTCAAACAGACCAAGCACTTATACTGACTTGAATGAAACCTCATTGGAAGACGCTCTTATCTCTGTTTCAACTTTTGTTGATGACAGAAATATGATCCTTGCTCTACAAGGAACTAAGCTTATCATTCCACCACAATTACAATTTGTGGCTGATAGATTGCTTAACACTCCAGGAAGAGTAAGCACTTCTGACAATGACATCAACTCTATTAGAAACATGGGAATGGTCCCAGAAGGTTATTCAGTTAACCATTTCTTAACAGATACTGATGCATGGTTCTTGAAGACAGATTGCCCAGATGGATTTAAACATTTCGAAAGATCTCCTCTTTCAACTTCTATGGAAGGTGACTTTGATACTGGCAACGTCAGATTCAAAGCTAGAGAGAGATACTCTTTTGGTTTCTCAAATCCAAGATGTGTATTTGCTTCACAAGGTGCTTAATCCCTATTCCGGGGTAAGGTGAAAACCTTCATAAAGGGAGCTTCGGCTCCCTTTTCTTTTTCTAACTTTTTTGTTTATTTTTCGTAAAATAGTGTATAATCCGAGTAAAACCGTAGGGTTTTATTATGAATACAGCTTTGCACGAAAGCGTTAGTCTAGCCAATTCCCCCTGTACAGGCAGGTGTACCACCTCTATGGCTCCTTTTGATGAAAGGTGCAAAGGTTGTGGTAGAGATGTAGATGAGATTAGAGACTGGGAAACTTATTCAGACTACGATAAAAAGATAATTAACATAAAAAATTGGCTAGAAGGATACAACATTCGTCAAAGACAAGATAAAATAAAATTTATGTCTGTTAATCCCACCAATGAAAAACTAAAAGATATTGAAGGTAAATTAATTACCATTCAAGCTTTAATAGAAATGGTAGGCCAGGAAATTATAGAAACCTACGGTAAAGATCCATCCATAGAAGATTCATACAAATCACTATTCAACTCTAGAGAAAAAGTTTTACAAGCAAAACAATCTCTTCCACATTTAGATTAAATAAAGTAAGATTATAAAAACCGAGGTAACTTGTTGCTCCAACTGACTCGGCAGACTTACTCCAAAGATGGCGCAACTAATTTAGTTAGGAGAAAAAATGGCTAAATCAACTTTTTCAGGTCCAGTCAAATCATTGGGTGGATTTATTTCAGCAGGGGTTAACAACTCTGTTTCTTTAACCGCAGATACAACTTTAACTGTAGATGCACACGCAGGTAAGATTCTTTTATGTAATGATGCTGATGGTAAATTTACTTTGCCTTCAATCGTATCAACTACTCCAAGTGATCCAACCGATCCAAACCAAACCAACAACATTGGAGCTTCTTTCTTTTTCTACATTGAAACTTTAGCAACTGATCTTGACATCAAAACTGATGGTACTGATAAGTTCAAAGGTGCAGTAATTGTAGCTATCGATGATAGTACAAAGAAAGCTTTCGTACCTGGCGCAACAAATGATGTTATGACACTGAATGGTACAACTAAAGGTGGTATCGTTGGTAGTGTGGTTCAGGTAACAGCTATTGATACAGCTACTTATCTTGTTCACAATTCTTTACTTATTGGTTCAGGAACTATAGTTACACCATTTGCTGACGCATAATTTAGGAGAACAATATGGCTGATGCAGTAACTTCAACAACGCTATTAGATAGTGATAGGTTTGCTATTATACAGCTCACCAACACATCTGATGGAACTGGAGAGTCAGCAGTCAAAAAAGTAGATGTCAGCGCACTACAGGCTAATAGCCAAGGTGAGGCTTGCACAGGTGTTCGTCTTGCAAAAATTGTTTACTCTACATTTGGAATGAGTGTAAAACTTTTGTGGGACGCAACAACTGATACTATTTGTTGGGACCTAAATTCAGACTATACCACTGATGAAGACTTTACTGACTTTGGTGGCATAAGAAATACTTCAGGTACTGGCAAAACCGGTGACATTATGCTCACAACGACTGGCCATACAAGTGGCGACTCATATGTAATAGTCTTAACTCTCTATAAAGATTACGACTAAAATTAAATTCTAAAGTGGCAACAAGAAAACGAGCAAAGCCCATACGAAGAACGACAAAAGGCCCAAAGGCTAATTATCGTCCCACCAAGAGTGGAGCTGGTATGACTAAGCGAGGTGTTGCCGCTTATAGAAAAAAGAATCCGGGTTCCAAGTTAAAGACTGCTGTAACTGGTAAAGTTAAAAAAGGAAGTAAGGCCGCTAAAAGACGTAAGTCTTATTGTGCTAGATCCCTTGGACAGCTTAAAAGAAGTTCAGCAAAAACTAGGAACAATCCAAATTCCAGAATACGTCAAGCTAGACGTAGATGGAAATGTTAATTAGGAAATAATTATGTTTAAAAAAACAAAAGGCTACGCATCCGGCGGCATGGTTAAATCAAAAGGCTACAAGAAAGGCGGAATGATGAAATCTAAAGGCTACAAAAAAGGTGGCATGATGAAGTCAAAAGGCTATAAGAAGGGTGGCATGATGAAATCAAAGGGCTATAAAAAGGGCGGAATGATGAAGTCAAAAGGATATAAGAAAGGCGGAAAAGTAAGCAAATAGTGTCTTACTTGTATAGCAATATACCCCACTTCAAGTGTTGGGTAAGGAGAGAGTACACGCATAACCATGAGGCATATCATGGTGAGTTCTTGCATGCTATGGCAATTGGCGTTACCACAATGCCAAATCGTTGCCTAAGTTTTCATATTATCTTTACTGGCGTAGAAGCTGATGGCGAACCAGAAGATACAGTGCATGGCGGAGCCATGTGGGCTAGAATGCCAATTACAGCTCTAGTTGGAGATACTCCATTCGAACAATGGCCAGAACCAATGGCAGTTCATGATGCCCAACCATGGGATTGTTCTTCTCACCATAATGCAGTTTATGTTATGAATCGAGCAACACCGTGCCCATGGCTTGCTAAGATTGATGGTCAAATATTTCCAGCCAAGTATTACTTCACAGTTGACTATGCTGAAAGCGAGATTGCAGACGATCCAGCGCAACACAAAAGCAGTCATGTATTAGAGCTTTTAGATGCTGGAGAGTGGACTGGAAACATAGTCGCACTACCAAATAATAGAGTTAGAGTAACTCATCCTGCCTGGTTTGAAACCGGGAGTGGTGCACCTGACTTTAAACCATCCGCACATATACATTACAGCAAATCTGATTTAGACTATACCTTAGATGTAAATCGAGTTTTCGATAATTTATACAACGAGGATTAGTAATGTCACTGTCAGGTAGCACAGATTTTGAACCTAATGTAGCTGAGTTTATTGAGGAAGCATTTGAAAGATGCGGCCTAGAACTTAGAACTGGGTACGATCTAAAAACAGCAAAACGATCTATTAACTTAATGCTTGCTGAGTGGGCTAACCGTGGTCTAAATCAATGGACAATAGAACAAGCAACTCAAACAGTTACTGAAGGCACAAACGATTACACTTTAAATTCAAACGTTATTGACATACTTGATTGTTCTTTAAGAAGAACTGTTAGTGGCACAACCACTGATTTACAAATGTCTAGAGTTAGTAGATCTGAATATTTAAACATCCCAAACAAAGCAACAAAATCAAGACCATCACAATTTTTTTTAGATAAACTTTCAGCTCCTGTATTAAAAGTATGGCCAGCACCAGAAAATTCTACTGATATTTTAGTATTTAATAAGTTGGTAAGAATGGATGATGCAGACAAAGCAACCAATACAATGGACATGCCTTTTAGATTCTATCCATGTTTTGCAGCCGGGCTTGCATACTATATTGCTGTTAAGAAAGCCCCGGACAAAGTTGTAATGCTAAAACAAATTTACGATGAAGAATTTGATAGAGCTATGTCTCAAGATGAAGATAGAGCTTCGTTTAGAGTAGCTCCTTATTTAAGAAACGGATACTAATATGGCTTATGCTTCAGCTAAATATGCAAAAGGTATATGCGATAGATGTGGATTTGAATACAAATTACTTAAACTACAAGAAGAATGGAACGGATTAAAAACTTGTCCTAGTTGTTACGAACAAAAACATCCACAGCTTGAACCTTTACCTCATGTTATAGATCCAGAAGCTTTATATCAGCCAAGACCTAACAATGATCACGAGGTTGGAGAAGGTTATGTTGTCGTTGTTTACACAGATATTTATAGTTCACATTACATAAACTCAGACATTATTGGATCTAATTTTTCAATTGCTAAAATGACAGGTTCTGTCGGAGAGGTTACAATTACAACATCATGACTTTAGCAGAATTAAAAACTATTATTCAAGATTACGTTCAGAATACTGAAACAACCTTTGTTAATACTTTAAACGACATGATTGAAAATGTTGAAGAAAGAATATTTGAAATCGTGCAATTCGATTTTTTTAGAAAGAATGTAACAGGTAG